AGGTAGTAACAGTAGCCTGATTGATTGTAGCGGTACCAGTTACTATCGCATCAGCAATGGTTGCTGAGTCACTTACGTCTAATGTGGTAATGTTTGCTTGAAATATAGTAGCTGAGTCTGTAACACTAAGATTTGTTGTATTTACTTGAGTTAAACCGGAAAGTGTAGTTGAAGTTTCACCAAGAGCAATACCAGTAGAACCAATAGTTACAGTATCATTTTCTAACTGACTGTTACCTACACCGGCCGTCTTGATGGAAACATGTCCATAACTAACTGTAAAGTCACCAGAATCAAAACTAGCAACACCTTTATTAGTTATAGTAGCGTCTTCACCAGATACAGTAATAGTATTGCCAGATACTACAGTATTGATACCTTCACCTGCTGCAATATTTAATGCAGAGTCTAAAAGACTTACAGAACCTGTGCCTGTCTCACCAGAAGTATTTAGAGTTGTGCTGATAGAGACTTCACCAATACTATCAACAAAACCAGACGAGTCTATTGTAAAGACAGGAACATCTGTAACAGAGCCATAAGTTCCTGCTATTACAGATGTTCCTGTTCTTGTAATATTTGTAAATGTTGCAGAGTCACCGGTAATACCAAAAATACGCAAATCAGAATCTAACGACAATGGATCGGAAACAGTACCAGAACCATTAAAATTATCATCAGTAATAGAACCACTCAATAATGCTATACTAATAGCAGAGTCAAACTGATCCAAAACTTCTGCAAGTGTAGTGCCAGCAGCATTTGCTAAACCTGAAGGATCAATCTCAAATGTAGATTCATCTCCACTTACACTGTCTGCACTTACAAGAAAACCTTTATTGAGTTTTAAGAATAAACGTTCACCATTAGCAAGAGAAGCAAGAATATAACGGTCAGAATCTGGATTACCAAAATTTGGCTCAGCATTATCCAGACTAAGAAATGTAGTTCTTCTACTGTCTAAAGTATTACCACTTTTAGTTTTAATACGACCGCTAAGGAGTCTTGATTCAGAATTAGCCATTGAGTGATTCCAGTATACCCATTACTAGTTTTAATTTATCATCTTTATTAGAGGTCATTTTAAGTAGACCATTTGCTGAAATAACGAGTTTACCCACACTACCATTTGCAGTATCTCTAGCTGGAATGTCAAATTCTGATAACAATTCTACTCCTGTGGCAGTAGCAGAATCATGGTATGTAAAAGTTAATGTAGCGTCAGAATCAGAAGCGTTTGCAATCTGAGTAGAAAGCACAATACCAGTATAGTTTGATGGTGCTGTATAAATCGTTTGATTGCTAGTATCAACTGATTTGGTTATAGTTTTAAATATATTTAGTTCTGGCATTTTTAATCCTCAAGTGCAAGAGAGAATGGAGTTACACGGGCAAACAAACTTCTATCAAAGGCTTCACCCTCAATCGTTCCAGTTGATCTTTGGATTAGGAATCCTTCACCAACTCTAAAGTCACCTTTTTGGTCTGTACTAGTTACAAAACATAACCCTGCTCTATCAGAGTCTTGTACGACTTCATCTGCTTGTTTTGGCGCCCCACCTCTAAATGGAAATGCTGTTCTTACATCAGTACCTGTTCCAATCCATTCAAAGGTATGACCAGAAGAGGACAATGCACTTCTTTGATGGAAGGTTGCAGAGTCATTATCTGGTAAGTTTATTTCTGGTTCTTCTAGAAGTTTAATAGAACCTGTTTTAGTATCTGAGTCCCAAGAAGCAGAGTCAACTGTATAGTAAAGTGGGTCAGAAGAGAACTTAACAGCATCAGAAATATTTGGTCTTTTTGTTAAATTTTTAATAGTAATAATACTATCAACTCTATCTTGCTGACCATCTACCTTTGCTTCATATAATTTTTCAGATACACCAGTTGCTTTCAATGCAATATTACCGAAAGAACTGTTAGAGTTGGTGATAGAAGCAAATCCACCGTTTTCTGCTAAGAACCCTACATCACAGTAAATAGTAAATACTGATACCAACTGGCAATAACCTCTATTCAGAAGATATACACCCTTCCCGCCCTGATTGATCTGTGTAAACGAATCTACAACCATAGAACGAATACCACCTACTTTAGAACCATCATTACGAATACCATCACCACCAGCCGCAGGTTTGGTTGGATCGTTTGCATCTGGGTAGACATATGTCCCATCATCATTCCTAGATAAATCAGGACCAGTAATAGATGTACAGTTTCTAATGTATGGAGAGTTTACAATAATGTTAGATGCAGAGTCTCCAGCCGGGTCCCATGCAATAACAGCAGCAGGCTGCAAATGGTCACGGAATGTAACATCAGACATATAACAGTTATTATTAACATAGAACATATCAGAAGTCTTATTCTTAGGACGAATACTTGTGTTTTTCAAGTTATCACCAATAATAGATACGTTCTTTGGAATTTCTAATGGATTGTTGATTGTATAATCACCAGTCTTCAAGTAGATTGTAGTAGCAATCTCTGGAGTATCTAATACATCTACATATCTGTCACCGATATCAAATAGTAAAGGATATTCACTATCAACAAGATTTACAACATCATCAATGATAGAAGTCTTATTGCTTACAATAGCATCAAAAGAAGTCTTTAATGCAGGGTCATCAAGACTAGCACTACTAAATGTTACTCTTGAATCTAAATCAGGAGTGATTCTACTAGCAGGTAGAGAAGACCTGCCATTTCTGATTACATCACCAATCATAGTAACAGAAGCAGAAAGTTCATTGACCTTAATTTGTCTTGGAGTCAGACCAGAAGTGTTCTGTGTTGTAGTGTAGTTTCCACCTGGACCAGAAAGAACTACAGCACTATCTTTTAATACACCTTCAACTACTTCTGCCATTCTGTCATATGCAGCAGCAGTTGCTGGAGTTTCAATAGCAGAGATTTGTGCAGGACCATCACCATTAAAGAAAAAGAAGTTTGCGTTATCATATGCACCAGCATTACCAAGATAGGTTGCATCATAGGTCAATGCTTCTACAGCAAATCTAATATCTCTCTTACACTTTGCACTATCATATGAAAGGTTATAGTTTGCCTTTACCCATTCATTAACTTCTTCAGAGATGAATACCTTGTTATTAATAAGTTTTGTCTTTGATCTAGATGCATCATCTTCTGTCTGAGATGAGTCATAGTAATCAGCAGCATGTAAAGGAGAAGGATATTGCGCAAGACCTAAAGCATCTGCATTATCTCTACCATTTTGAATAATGTCTTTTACTTCATCCCAGTATGCATCTGCTCTAGATAAAGAGGTTGCATCACCACTAATAGCAGCCAAATCATTTACAAGGTCTTTAGTTGCATCTAAACTGAATAATACTTCAGTAATGCCTTGTGTATATGATCCTGCTCTACCTTGGAATACCTGATTAAATGTAGTACCTAATGCAATATCGTATTTGGAAGCATCTAGGTAATAACCTAAGTCTCTTCTAGTCTTTGCTTCAATTACAGAACTTTGTGCGCCATCTGAATCAAGACCAGCATCTGCTCTTCTTTTTGCAGCTACTTCTAATGCTTTGTCAAGTGTAAGAAAAGCACGGTTGATAGTTGTTCCAGCGTTACTATCATCACCACTTTTGGAGACATAGTAGACGTTTTCAGCGATGTTCGCACCACCAAGTTCAATGATGGATAGTTCACCATCTTTATCTCTTTTAAAGAACATCTTACCATCATGCGTGTTGATGGCTACTTCGCCCAAATCCAACTGACCTACAGTTGGTATATTGCCTCTTACAGCACTACGGCGTAACTTGATAGTTGACATGAGTCTCCAAACCTACATTTGACTTATATAAGTCTAAATTTTATATTAAAGCAGTATATACTACTTTATTTATTTATACTAGTAGGTGCCACCGTCAACTGTATCAATTGTAACATATCCAGCCACAACATCAAAATTATCACTGTCAAACTGAGCTACACCGACCTGTGCAGTAGTTGCTGTAGGAACTTCAAAGTCAATCGTTCCATCTACATCTTGATATGTTACCGTAATATTAGTTTCTGTATTCCCAGAAACCATAGCACCGACAATATCTTCAACTGCCTCAGCTTTAAGACTTACTTGACCACCACTCAAGACAAAATCATCACTATCTAAGAATGTCTTGAGTGCGCTATCTGTAAAATTTATGTCACCACTAAGATTAATACCATTAACTGTGATACTTCTACTGAAGTTCCAAGCATCACTTGTGGCATCATATAAGATGCTAGGAGCATTTGTACCAAATACAGTAGTGCTATCAGCAGAGAATACAATAAGACCAGAATTATCAAAGTCTGTTATTACTGTTCCACCACTATCTGCAACAATAATTGCTTTATCATTAACAGTAACTTCTGTAGAGTTTACAGTAGTAGTTGTACCGTCAACTCTCAAGTCACCTTTAATAATTACTAATCCAGAGTCATTGGTTGGATATGGATTGATAATTAAGGTTTGAGTATTAGAATTTGTTCTAATTTCATTATTCTCAAACTCTAAATTACCAAGTTCAACAATACCTGTATTAGAAGAGAGTATTAAGTTACCACTTTCAGTGGATAGAGTATCACTGTCTAGGGTTAATAAATCAACTTTTAATTGGTCAATTTTATTACTAGCATCTGTAATAATTGCAGAGGATGCAGTAAGAGTGCCGGGAGTATGATCTAAGAAATTGGCAAAGTATTCACCACCGATGATTGCAGTTCTACTAGAACCACCATTGGGAACACCTACGAATAATCGCTGACCTTCATTGGTGTCAGTACCAGTGCCAAATGCATAGGCGAGTTCACCACGGGCAAGATTACCATCAGCTGGTTTACCGTCGCTATCCGAACGTTTTATAAGAATGACGGCCATTTAGTATTCGCCCCCGTTTATTGTTTGTACTTGATTCGGCCTGTCACTTCTTCCTAATGTTGTAGTGCCTTCAAATTGGTTTGTAGTTTTATTAAAAACTAATAATGCTCCATCTTTTAGATTGGTTGTGTCACCAATTAAGATATTACCATCACTGTCAGTAACATCATTTAAGTCTCTAAGAAGTCCACCTCTTACATCAGTAAGAGCGATTGGTTTCTTAACGACAACTTTTTCAACTACCGTACCATTACGATATTCAATCTTAACCTTATGTGTATCTTTATTTCTTCTTATTTCGCTTACATAGGTAGCCATAATCTAACTCATTTTGTCACAGAAGGTGTAACGTTTAATTTACCTTCTAATATTCTTTCTACAATGTCAGCATCAGCTCCAGAAAGCAATTCAATATCATAGACGTATCTTCCAGACTTCATTGTATCTGAAGTTGCACTAGAAATTGTAATTAGTGCTATGCCATCTTCAGCAGGAGATGCAACTGATACATTAGTGAAATCAAAAATTTGATCACTGTCTGTAGTATCATATGTCTTCTTGATCTTCCCCCTCAAGGCATGACCACTTAAGTCTTTTGAACTACCATCTTGGTTTTTAAGATGTAATTCAATAGTAATATCTGATCCTTGGTCGATTACAAAATCTCTTTGCTGAGCCATGATTTCCCCTGAAAACGCATTTTCTTATTATTTATACTTTAGAATCAATCAAGTGTTTTAGAAGTTCTTTCATTTCTTTTACATCATTTTTTAATTCTTCATTCTCAGACTTTAGTTGATGAATGATTTCTTTTTCTTTTTGTTGTTCAACTGTCAAACGTTTTCTTCGCTTGGCAGCTTCTAATCCATTTTTATCAATATTAAGAACAACCCCTGTTCTGTCTTTTAGGAGATTGGGGTTGCCCTCAACTTTTACATAATCATCAGACATTCATTATGTTCCTAGTGCAATTGCTCTCAAGTCTTTAATTCTAGGTACTCTAGAAGAGTTTGTAGATCGGAATACAATCTTTAATTGGAACGTGGTAAATGGCGTCAGTGTGCCGCCCAAACCACCAATAGTGTAAGCATATTCTCTAAAGATATCTCTATTATCATCAGTTCCAATACTTGTATCAGGTGTAACCTTTGTGAAATTTACTGTACCAATATCATCATCTGAACCAACAGGAAGTGTTCTGTAGTAAAAATCAATATTTGAACCAGAAGGTCTGTTGACCGACAAGAGAACTTTTAATCCAACAGCAGGCTCAATAATATTAATAGGAATAGTAATGTGTTTAGACATGCTAGAACCAGAGCCACTGTTGGTTTCAGAAATATACTGAATAACATCAGGTATAGCATCAGAGTCTTGATTATCAATAACATTACTTACAGTTGTAACGGACATTGTAGACAGGTCAATAATAGGAGATACATATGCATCACTAGTTGCTAAAGATGAAGTAAGTTTGATTGATTTTCTGCCAAATAGTCCAGATGTAAACTCATCTTCTTCAATTCTAGAATTAGCAATGATTCTAGGAGAGTTGAATTTGATTAGTTTAAATGGCTCGATAGTAATCTCTTCACCTGAAGCGTCCAGAGTGCCATACGCAGTGTTAGCAACATCATTAGCAGAAGCGAGTGATACACCTTTAGTAAGGTTTGCGATAGTAGAAATAGTTGTGCCTTCATATGGCAAAGTTTGCCTCATATTAACAACCATCTCGTCCATTGGAATATTAACTTCAGAGTTTACATTGCTACCACCAGTGCGAATGGTATCTGTAGCAGCAGAGTCTGCTCTAAACTGAAAACCTTCACCATCTACTTTTGTAATAGTTCTTTCACCCAAAAGCGATGTTCCAAGGATACCACCATATCTAGTTGAAGAGTCTAATCCAGTAATAGCAACTTTATCATTTACAACAAAACCTGAATTCATAGCAAGAATAGTAACATCACTATCACCAGATGTTGTAACGATAGGATCAACAGGAAGTCTATCATCATCAATATCAAAGTTTTCAAAGACAGCGGTACCACTTGATGCAAAATTTGCTCTTCTTACTGTGAACATCATATCTCTAAACTGATTAGGTGTCCAAGTAACAGTATTTTGGGAAGAGAAGAAGGAACCAAGAGTAGGTTGTGATGTAACTCTTCTGCTTGTGCTATTCACCACAAACTCTGTTAAGTCTGCAACATAAACATTATATGCCTGAGTATTTGCCATCAATACTACAGCATAAGAAGTATTTCCTTCAAGGTAAATAGGAGCATCAAAAGTAAATGTAGTTGGATTACTTCTGATTTGTTCCATAGTTACAACATTAGTAAGTGGCGTCACATTAACATCTATAGGATTCAAAGTGACTTGACTATTTGGAATAATTTCATCTTGAGAAGGAACACCGCTGCGTAGTGGTCTCAACTCAAGAGTAATGGGTGTATTGTCATTAGGATCATTAGTTCCATTCTCATCAATGGAATTTGGGCTAGTGGCAAAGAAAATATCTACACTAGTAATAAATCCACCGTTCTCATTTTGAATTTGGAATGACTGTGCAATAGGGTCTTTACGTGGTGGAGGCTTCCGGAACTTCAATCTCAATAAGTCAACATTCAATCCAGCCGCTCTATACTCAGCGGACGCACCGGAAAGGCGGTTATTAACAAGACTATTATAGTTTGACTTAGTTGCTGAAATATCCATAATAGTAACATCTCTAGAACCAACTTCAAACTTGAGATTGTTATTATGTGGAACAAAGAATGATCCTACAATAGTACCAAACTTATCAGAGATGAGTGAAGTACTTCCTTGAGGATGAGATGTTACATTACGGTTAGAAGCATTAGTCAGAACATCAATACCGCTAGAATCTGCAAAGAATTTAAATCCTGCGGTTTCTTCTCTTGCAAAGTTGGCGATAGGTGTTCTATCAAAATATAGGAAATGTTCTCTTTTTGGAGCAAGTCCTTCTGCTCTAAAGAATACTTTTCTGGAACGAATAAATGGAATAATATTTACTCCAGTGACAAAACTTCCAGCAGCAAGTTTATTAAGTTTTCTTTGAGTTGATTTTAAACGAGTTGTTACAGTTGTGGAACCTACACTAAAACCAGGTCTCAGATCAAGTCCTTCAAGTACAGTATTTTCAATTGGAGTAAGTTCAGACTGTGTTGGTCTGATGAAATTCGCTCTAATTCTATTACGAACCTGTTGTCTTGTTTCACCTTGTCTGAGTTGAATAGTTCTAGTTGATCTATCAACAGTAATCCACTGATCGGTATTAGGAGAAAGTTCCAAAGTACCTTCATAGACAACTACATCATATGGATTGACATTTGAAATGCCTGTAGCTAAATTCTGATTGATTTCTAAAGCTTCCGAGTAAGAAAGCATCAGTTGATCGCCACGCAAAACTACATTACTAGAAGTACCATTATAACTAGTAGTGCCTGGTTTAAATTCAAGTCTTGCATTGTTTTGTGTGATAAATGGATTGATTGTGTTTTCATCCAAATCAATAGAAGCAAGATAATCACCATTCAAAATGTCAGAAAACTTAAAATCTTTAAAGTTATCAGCAAAGAACCCGTTCTTGAAACGATTGTTACCACTAGCATCCAAAACTTCCAAGGTAGATGTTTCAAGTTCTAAAAGACTTAGTGTAACAGCTTCTTCAATATTATCAATTCTTTTAACGATATTACCAATGTCTCTCATAGTATATCTGCGGTTATCTACATACTGAATAGAAAGATCATCGGCATTATCAGTATACGGATTTAACGTAAAGTTAGCAAGTTCTAGTGCATTATCAGGAACAATTGGCTTGAGTGGACTTTCAGCAGGCGCACCTTCAATGTAAACAATTTCACCTTCTGTATTAGCAACTAATACATCTCTTCTAGACTGGTAGTAATTGATATCTGCTGTAATTACATCAGTGTTGGCAGGAAGTGCATGTACAAAAGAGTTACCACCACTAAAGGTGCCATCAGTGTGCTTTGCACTTCTGAAGTCAAGTACGTTTCTAAGTTCAACCTCTACACCATTCTTTTGACGATGTTTTGGAATATCTTCATAGTCAATTTGACCAGCATAAGAGTTTACAGAGAAGAAATCACCTGTAGTGCCATGAGAAAAATACTTGTAATATACATTAGTGGTTGTTGGAATGGACTGACCACTATTCAAAATAACTCTACCAAAATCATAGAAGTTATCTCTTTGACCATTATCTGTAGTGAATCTATTTAAAATGCTATTACCAGAATTATCACCAATAGAGTCAAAACTATAAATGTCTTGATTAGATAGAGTAAAGAATCTTAAACCAGAACCATCACTTTCAATGTCAGCAGCGTCAAAAGTATCACTAGCACCTGTTTGTAAAGTTTTTGATCTTTCAACAGATGCAGCACCTCTAGCTACAAAACCGAGAATCTCATATTGAGTATTATTGCTTAACCCAGTATATGATACAACAGTGCCATTAGTAGTGGTTGGAGTAGTGTTTACAACAGTACCATCACTAACTTGTGTAATAATCCAAGATGTCAAATCAACACCAATTTCAGGATCAACCAATTCACCTGATGTTCTGATAATATTCAGAGTTCCAGTACTTGAAGATGTTTTGAGGAATCTTCTTTGAACAGTAAGACTTCCTACATCAACACCGTTGTCTTTCTTAGGTCTGATACGTGGTAAGTCAAAAAATACATTATTGTTATTAGCTTCTTTGATAACAGCATTATTGTTTTCAAGAACCAAGTCAGCATAATTGTTAGTATCTGCTCCAATACTAACAACATCTCTAAAGTTTAGAGAACTATCCATTTGAATGTCAAAGATGTGATATCGGTAGTTAGCTCCATCAGGAACAACACTTCGGATTCTAGCAGTACCTAAAGTAAGACCAGTTGCACCAGCACCTGCTTTTAAGTTCCATTGCTCAAATTCATTGACATTTGGAAGACCTTTAATCGTATCGGATACAACGTAATGACCATAAGTAGCCGAAATATTTTCATCAGTCAAATCACCACTAGTAGTCTGAGACTTATTTACATCAATAAATGTCTTTTGAGGTTTGGCAACTCTATATCCATCAACATATGCTGTAATAGGGTCTACATCAAGTGTCAGTTCATCTGAATCTTTTTCAGTAAAAAATACAATAGGATCATTAACAGTATAGTCACCAGACTCTTCTTTGGTGCGAAGAGCCATTTCATCACCAATAACGTTATAGGTATTTTCATCAATAGGTTGCTGAATAACACCATCAATAAGATTATTGGTAACAATAAAGTTTGTGTCAGAATCAACACTTGCTGAATTATCTGCTGCAAGTGTCAGAGTAATTCTATATCTATCTGCACCAGGTGCAGTTTCATTAGGAAGAACGTTTTGATTGTCGTACAGAGTTGTTGTATCTTCTACCGATACGATATCTTCTGTGACAATAAAACCAATGCTTGTTGTGGGAGTATTGGAATATTTTGAAACAATAATAGTCTGTGGTTGTGTCTGTACAAACAGACCACGAATAAAGTAAGCACCATTGCCTACAGAAGCACGACAGGCCTTACCTACTACACCAGAACCAGTAACTACTGTACCATCTGTGCCACCATTTCCACTTACATTTTCTAGAGCATTGCCACTTGTAAATCTAGGAGATTCTGTACCAACAACAAAATTACCAGCATCAATATAGTCTACAAATACAGTTGGTGGATCACCACCTTCAGCAGCAATAAAGTCAATAACTCTTGCTTTGACACCAGTAGAAGTTTCTGTTAAAATGTCTCCGGCATACATTACAGGCGCAGGAGATGATACGAGTTTTACAAACTCAATATTAGTATCTACATTAAGACCACCAGGTACAACTACTGCACCATCTTTAAAAATATTCTTACCAAAGCGTTCCATCTGCTTTTGAATGATGGTCTGCATTTGAGTAAGTTCTCTAGCTTGTAAAGCCCTACCCGAGTTAAATAGAATTCGTTGATAATTATCAGTTTCACTAAAATCATCCTTATAAGTGGATGAAAAAGTATTTTCATTTTTTGTTATTGCCATCTTCTATCTAACCTTTATTAGAACTGAATAGTGATTTTGATATCTTCGGTGCCTTCTGAAGTTCTTTCTACAGAGGCTCTATGCTCTACATACAACACACTACCGGAATGTGGGTCCACTTCACCATCTGAGTCAGAAACATATGTACCAAATACTGTAGTATCTTGAGCAGAGTCTTTGATAATATTACCCCCGTCTAAGAATGGTAGAAACCCCGAGTTACTATTTTGATGATACAGTACCGTAGCATCAGTGGATGTTCCAGTAACTTTATTTACATATGCTTTAGCCGTCAAAGTGCCTTGAACCTGAGACATAACATCATCCACGTCCAAATTATTAAGCCCCGTGCCATCATTTAATGTGAGGATTTTCAGTGCATTTCCTGTAGCCGCAGTGAAATCAGAATCTCCTGAGCTTCTACTTGTAGGAATTTTTGGATTTTTAATAATACCAATTTGTCTAAAGTCTGCACCTGTACCAGCCAAGAAGTCACCTGATCCAGCTTCACCAATAATTTTAGCATTAAACATAATAGATGAAGATTTTAAATCTTTGCGTGGATCTGCGCCGATTCCTTCTGTTGAAATGATTGGAGTAACACTAGCACCTGAGCCACCTCCTCCAGACAAAGTTATACTAGCGTCAGTATATCCTTGCCCGAAAGGAAAACCATTAGCAGAGTCATCAACATTTACTGCAACAACCTCACCTCCTGCTACTGTAGCAACTGCTCTTGCGTTAGTGCCAGGACCACTAATTGTAACTGTAGGAGCAGAAGTATATCCAGTACCACCATAGTTTACAAGATACCCAACAATTTCACCAGAATTCGCAGCATCTTGCACACCTTTTTGTGACTGTTGAATGTTACTCAGCCCAGATGTTGCCGTAATTTTCTCAACAGGAATAAAGTTTGATGTTGCAAAGTTGTTCAGTCTAATAGCAGATTCTGTAAATAGGAACTTCCAAACATAACCATCAGAAGTTTTTACTGGAGAAGTTGTTGTTCCTGTGGTATCTGGATCAACTGTAGAAGCATGTACAGCACCAGTATCAGTGTTTCTGCCTTGTCTAAGACAGATGTAAATACGATTTGACTGAGTGAGAACATAGTACTGACCATTTTGAGTGGCATTCTGCGTATCTCTATATGGCTGATAAATTGTACCAGAAGACCAGTTATATCTTTTAGACACAAAACTAACAGAAGAGATTTTTTGAATGGACTGTAGATTGTTTCTAAAATCTCTTTCAGTGCTTACAGAATTAGTAATGCTAGTGGGCACTGTGTCTGTTATGTTCCACAAATCAGTCTTACCAATACCAAGATAGTAGTTATTAGAATCCGCTTGAAGGTCTTCTATTAGTTTTTCTACCAAGATTTGTTTAGTGTCTGTGGTTACGATTGCTACCATTTTTTATCTCTTCTTATGTAATTGCTAAGTCTGTATCAGCAGAATCTTTAGCACCTATTAGGTGCCAGTTGGAACCCGCCCACACTGCTTGTGTAGAACCATCTTGAGAAAGTGTAAAACTTGTAAAATTACCAAAATTTGATGGAGTTACTGTTGCAGCACCAGAGTTGATATTCAAAAAGATTTTATATTCACCAGTTGATGTTCCATCATTAAGAGTAGCTGATATAGCAGAGCCTCTATTGAAAATAATAAGTGTGTCAGAATCGTTTACTGTATCACTCGCTGCTGTAATAGTTTGAGTGGCATAAGCAACATTGACGCCATTAGTAGAAATAAAATCACCACCAAGTATTGAGTATAACTCATTAAAGTTATCATTGATCTTCTGCCCACCTGAACGTAAAGTGTCGCCAGTTCCGTCATTAGCATTTGTGCCAGTATCTAAAGTTTGTTTTGCCATTTTACTCACTTAAAATCTTTGTTGTTCATATTTATGCTGTTCCATTACATCGTGGTTGGAAGATCAGTAAGACCAGATACTCTGCTACTACTTGTGAGTCTGAATATCTCGATAGCTATATTAGCCGGATTACCACCAGTCATTGCCCAACTTGTCGTTGCGTTACCAAACTCAAATAGTCCAGAGGTACCGTGATCATCATCAGGAAAATTGTCACCTGGGTCTGATATTGAGGACAGGTTTAAATTAAGAAACGCTATGTTGGCCGAGCTAGTTATATCATTATTAAACGCATTTACAACTTTATAAGGCTTTTTTATAATACGAAATATACCTTGTTGGGTAAATTGAAACACTTGGTGTTCCATTTGTATAGCATTTGTGGTTCGATAATTTAAATGTTGTCCAGGTATAACTTGTGTAAGTATATAATCTTTATCGGTAGTGGAATTTTCCCATGATGTAGTCATATTCATTCCGAACAAAAGCACTCCAGGTATAATATCACTATTAGAGCATTTAGCTCTAAGGGCAATTTTAACAATATAATGGTCATCAAGAGGTAGACTACCAACATCAAACAATTCTTTTAAATTGCTGCTTGTGGTTAAGTTAAGACCACCATCATTTTGTACTACAGTGTCCCATGTAAAACCACCAAGGAGATTCGCTGCTTTTCCATCATAACCTGGCCAATGATCGGCGCCATCAAAAATATCAGTACCTGAAGTGATAGAAGCATATGCAGCTCCTATTCTTTCATATGCTGCAACCCCAGAAATAGTACCAGTAACCGCCAAGTCACCAGTAACTACTGCACCAGCAGAAGTTGTTTCAAACTTTTTGACGTTATTATGATAAAGAGCAACAGAACTATCTTGTGTTGCAGTCATAATTTGTTCAGTGTCCGCAGCATTTCTAAAACTGTAATTATTGGACTTTAAAATTAATGACCCAGTACCAGCGCCGTCATCAATATAACTATTCGATCCATCGTGATAAATCTGAAGATCATCATTAGTAGTGCCGAATGTGGCCTTAACATCATCATTGAATCTCAAGTTACCACTTGTCTTGATATCAGCAGTATCAGAACGTAAAAAGCTTGTAGAGTTAATACCATCTAAGGTCGCTGCATTTAATCCAGAATTATTAGAGTCAAGTGTCTGAATAAGAGACATAATCTCTTGTGCAGTTTGATCTGCTGTTGCATTTTCTTCAATACCGTCGAGCTTGTTGCCATCACTTCCAATATTTCTACCGTCAACATCACCAGTTACAGTAATGTTACCAATTACACTAACACCTGTATTAAATAAAGCACTATCAGTAAAAGTTGTTGTACCTGTTACATCTAATGTTCCGGCAACTGTAGTATTACCACTAGCATCAACCTTTAACCCATCGGTAGAAGTATAACCAACTCCATCATAACGAACGGTTGAATTGGTAACAGTAGCTTCTGGTAAAGATTCGATTTTAGCAACAGCACTATCAAGAGCTTCAAAATTGGCATTAATTTTTTGTCCAGCTGTTCTTAGATTATCGCCAGTATTATCATTGGCAACAGTTCCTACATTTAGAACATTATTATTATCTAGAATTGACAAGGGCATTTTTTAATTCCTATAAAACCTGTTAAACTTATTTATATTAAACATATGGACCAATTGCAGAATCTAATCCAGAATCATTATAGAATGGGAACAAGTCTTTATCAATAGTCTCGGCTTCGCTAGAGAATCTAATACCTGGAATAAATCCAATAGTATCAAATGAACCACTATCTTCATCCAGTGTAATATCAGAGAGGTTGGAAAGATTATATTCAATTTCAGTAGAGTTATCACTATCACTAAATCTTCTGGAGTTCACATCAAGAATATCACCAATAGAGATATATTGATTACTGTATGTTGGATCATTGAGGATCGCAGTTTCTTCCTCAAAACTTTGATAAATGTTTATTTCACTACTAACAGCAAATCTTCCTTCAGCCGTACTATCAATTACACTAATAGAAGAGAGACTTGTAAATTCAACTTCATCATCAGAAGCAATAATAAATCGTGCAAGATCAGAGTCTGTAATAACTTCGGTAAGACCAGTGATTGCGCCACCATCATCTGCTAAAGATACATTAGTGTTGAAAGAAGTTTGTGTAAATAGTGCATATCCAGCAGGATGTAGATATGATTTATAATAATCTAACCATTGAGTAGAAGGAATGCCACTTTTTAACTGAATAGAATAAACCTGATAAAAATATGAATCTTGAATATACTTTAGAGATTCTGCTCCTATTTTACTTTCACCAACAATAAGCATATCATTTCTAGGAAGATTTTTTTCAATTTCTTGCTGAAAAAAATATCTAAAATATCTATCAACAGATATATTAGTACCTTTAGTTTTGTAAACTTCTGGAAGTTGTTTGTAAGCAAATGTTGGAGCAATATATTGATCTCTAGAAAATTCAGGAGACCTTTCGTTAAACAATAAGTCTCTC